TGGCCTTCACCCATGAGCGAAATTTCCCAAGCCGGTCTTAGTCTAAAACCTGCCTTTACTTTTTCCTCACCAAGTTGCGTTAAGTCCCGTGAAGTTGGTTGACCCGCTGATGGCATAAAGACTTCGACGTCTTCGCCGCTTTGCGCTAAGCGTTTAGCTTTGGTGGGGCTAGTGGTCCTTATCCACACGTGCGCCGAACCGTTACCGCGTCCAGAGTACGTCAACGCCGCGCGCTTTAAATCGTCTGATGCGATAAACTCTTTGACCTTATCATGCGCTTCCTTTTTGTGTTTAGGGTCAGCGCTCTTTACATCAATATCAATTGCAGCTAAGTAGCCGTCGCCTACGCGCGAGATATTCCCGAGACGCACACCGAGGTTAAAACCTGCGCGGTATTGCGCGACGAGTTGTGCGAGTGTTCCTCGCGGCGCTTCAGTCCAACCTTTATTAAGCGGCATCTTTGATTTCGTTTTTAACCACAGCGGAGTGATGCCGAGGTTAAAAAGATGTTCAACGGTTTTTAGCATTCGCGCCTCCGCAATCGCGGTAGATATCATTTAGGCTTAAATGCCCGCGCGAAAGCGTAATGAGTTTTAGTGCAAGACCTATACGAGGACGAGCAACGCCACGACACCAAGCGCTTACAGTTTGTGGCCTTACATCTAAAATTTGTGCGAGTGCTGTTTGCCCGCCTTGATTAACAACCCACTTATAAAACTTAGTCATAGAATGAAAAGCCCTTTCAATTGCAAAAATGAAATTGATTTTAATTTGAACAGAAAATTATTTTTCGTCCACCCTATTTACAACTGCAAATTACAATTGTAAACCTCGTGACAAGCTTTGAAGTTTACTACTGCATACAGATTTCCCATTAGTTCGCTAATGAAACGGGGTCTTAAAAGTTACAACTTCAAAGCCCTAACCTAGTGTGTGGGAGGAACCCTTGCACACTAGGATTTAATTATCTCGATGCGGACCACAAAAGGAATTTCAGTGATTAAACTCACTTTCAAAAACGGATTGTTTTTGGGACGTTCAAGCTTTGGCAGCCGAAACGTTTTTCAGAATTCAGGTTTTAGATTCTCGACTGAATCTAAAATGTGGTACACTAAGAGTTCCAAGATTGCATGGGGCCTTCGCGAGCATGCCGATGAATACGCGTTAAGAGAATTAAGCCGCAACTTCATAATCTATTCGCCATGGGCCCACGCAATCCCATACCCGAAAGAACTCACACCTTACCCGTTTCAAACCCAAGCCGCATGTTACGCTCTTGCGCGTAATCGTTCTTATCTCGGTATGGACCCTGGAACTGGAAAAACCCCAACGGCAATTATGATTGCCAACGCATTACTGCAAGCGAATGTAATCGACAGAGTCCTTTACGTTTGCCCACCATTCCTTATGACGAACGTATCGGCTGAGCTCGAGCGTTGGTCGACTTTTGATTTAAACCTCGCGCGCTATTCAAACGATAAGACGAAACCAATTCCTTACGCGCAAAACGTTGTGCTGTTTCCCGATTCGCTCCTATCGATGGATAAGCGCACTAAGGATATCGACACTCGCATTAGAAACTTTTTAAACAATTGGCTCATGTTAGCCCGTGGCCTTATTATCATTGACGAAGCGCACCGATTTAAAAACGAACGCACGCAACGCTCGTTAGCTCTTTATAAAGGAGTGCTCCCGCACTTCGCGCGTGCTGTGTTTATGAGTGGTACGCCTATGCCCAATAGCCCTATTGAACTTTACCCTGTTTTAAGTTCAGCGGCTCCGGAGACAATCGATTTTAAAACTCGGTTCGAGTATGGGCTTAAATATTGTGGTGCGCACAAAACACAATTCGGTTGGAAGTTTGACGGCGCAACCAATCAAGGTGAACTTACAAAAAACGTAAGAGAAAAATTCCTTCTTAGGATTAAGAAGCGTGACGTGCTAACTGAACTCCCACCAAAGACCGAAGCGGTTGTGTTCCTCGACGCGAACTACCCGGCAAAGCTTGCCGAGCTCGAGGTCGAAGTCTTACGGAAGTATTCGCCGAGGGATTTAATGCACAGTCAACTTGGTGACGAACACGTCGCGACTTACCGCCGTGAGCTTGGGTTTATTAAAACCCCAAAGGCCGCGGAGTTTATTCGTGGTGTACTCGAAGACAGCGGAGAGTCTCTTTTAGTTTTTGCCCATCACAAAGAAGTCGTTGAGAGTTTGAAAGAGGAGCTTAGGCATTACGAGCCGCTTGTCATTGCGGGTTACGTACCTACCGAAGAGCGCGCACGACGTGCCGAGCTTTTTCAAAAATCAAATAAGCATCGGGTGTTGATTTTAAATATTCAAGCGGGCGGCATCGGCTTTAACCTCACCAAGGCAAGCCGCGTTATCTTTGTCGAGTATAGTTGGGTCCCGGCTGAAAACGAACAAGCCATCGACCGCGCGCATCGCATCGGCCAAACAGAGAATGTGTTTGCACAGTATTTAGTTTACAGACATTCGCTCGATGCAAAAATGATGTTAAGCGTTTTGCACAAACAAAAAGTGACGGGGAAATTATGACCAACTCACACGAGATTCTTATGAATACGTTTGAAGCTATAGTAAAACGTGATGATATAGAAAAGCTCGAGCTCCTAAAGCGAAAGAGAGATGCTATCGAAAAAGAGGAGCTTTTAAGGTACCGCAAAGCCCTTCAGCGTATCGTTGATTCAGGCGATAATATGGCCGAAGGCATCTACCTTGGTGCGGCGTCTTGTTACCGCATAGCAAAAGACGCGCTCGATAATACAAATACTTTCCCCGAACAAACCTAGGAGGTTTTATGCAGGCGCTGCACTTAAGTCTATGCGGCGGTTAATTAGTTTAAAAAGTTTTCCACCAAATAGTTTGGTGGGATAAATCACGTTAGGAGTTTTTATGGATAGTAAGTTTTCAGTTGTTATTACAATCGATGGCGCGGTATCGACGGCAAAGATTCAAGAGGCACTACGCCGCTACGCTGACGGGCTAGATGGTAATCACAACACAACACCTTTAACAGGCGCACCCTCTAAGCCTGCAAAGGTTGAAGCTCCTGTAGCTGAGACAGCCGCACCCGCTGCAAAATCAAAACCGGGTAAAGCTAAACCAGCGCCAAAGGCTGAAGAGCTAGACGAGGCAATCGGTGACGAAGGCGACGACCCATTCGGCGAAGACGAAGACCTAGCCGGCGAAGTTGAATTGACTTTAGCTGACCACGTGTTGCCAGCGTTCAAGGCTCGCATGGCTGAACGAACTAAGACAGTTGGCGCTGATAAAGCTCGCGCTGAAATTGCTAACTTGATGAAAACTAAATTTGGTGTGGCGAGCGGTAAGGTTACCGAGCTTCCGTCGAAACATTACAAAGCGGCATTGGAGGCAATTAAGTGAAGTTTATAAAACTTGTATGGCAAGACAGCGGCGAAGCGTTTTTCCTTCGTATCGATTGCATAATCGACGTAGCTAACAAAGGGAGAAGCACAGTCGTATCCACTGCGACTGATGAATACGAAGTGAGGGATTCTGTTATGGAAATCATCTCCCGCTTAGGAGCCGAAGTTATATGACCGATAAAGCTCACGCAAAATATGGCGCCTCGGCTTCCGAACGTTGGCTAGCGTGCCCCGGTTCAGTAAAGCTTTCAATCAATGCGCCCGCGCAACCTGAAAGCCAATACGCTGAAGAGGGCACAAAGGCCCACGCTTGCTTTGAAGCCTTTATGACTTCCGGAGGAGAGTTCCTTAAAACGCAAAAGGCGCTCCTAAAAAACCACTCGAAAGAGATGGTGGCTCATGCAGCCGACGCATACCATTTCGTTATGGACGAAGCTAAGAAGTTTCCAGGCGCCGAGGTTTTGTGTGAGACTAAAGTAGATTTGTCTTTCGTTAAAGAAGATGAGTTCGGTACCGTCGACGCTGCAATCGTCGAGCTTTATGGAACCCTAACCGTAATCGATTTTAAGTACGGTGCTGGCATACTTGTTGACCCTACAGAAAACTCGCAATTAATTTATTACGCATTGGGTATTGCGCATAAATACGATTATGAGTTTTCGAAGGTGCGTATCGTCATCCTTCAGCCACGTGCATACGCGGACGACGGGTCGACGGTACGTATTTGGGAAACTGATATCGCGACACTTGAGATGTGGCGCGAGACGTTTACTAAAGGTATCGAAGCATGTGAAGCTGACGAGCCACCATTGGTAACGGGTGACCATTGTCGATTCTGTAAAGCAATTACGATTTGTCCGGAGCTATCGAGTAAAAAGTTGAGGGAAGCGCAAGTTGACTTCGACTTTCGGGACTGCGCGCCGCTTCCCCGAATCACTCCGGTCGCACCCCAAAGACTTGAAAATTTATCGGCAACACTTGAGGCGTTACCTTACATTGAAAAATGGATTGAGGCGGTAAGAGCTCATGCGCTTCACTTGCTCGAGCAAGGCCACGAGGTCCCACGCTTTAAGCTCGTACCTAAGCGTTCAACGCGGCAATGGATTGACGAAGAGAAGGTATCGGCCGAAGCACGCAAACAGTTTGGTGATAAGGCGTTTACAAAGCCTCAACTTCTTTCGCCGGCACAACTTGAAAAAGCAATTAAGGATAAAGAGTGGGTCGCGAGTAACGTAACACGCGTTTCGAGCGGTCACACAATGGTGTCTGATAAAGACCCCCGCCCTAGCGTGTCGCCAGCTAAAGATGACTTCGAAGCGATTGGCGACCCGCTAGGCGATGACTTCGATTCGCTTCCGGACGCCTTGCCACCAAAACAGAAAAAGCTACCTAAACATTTTCTAGCGTTCAAACAATAAAGGAAAAACCTATGTCAGGTAAACTAGATATCTCAAAGAAAAAATGCATGACGCCAAAGTTTCGCGTGAGCTTTCCGGCGGTGTTCGAGCCAAAGGCCTTTGAAGGTCAAGAGGCAAAGTATTCAGTTGTCATGTTATTTAAAAAAGGCGAAGCGGATTTAAAAGCAATGCGCGAAGTAGCCCATAACGTCATGATTGAAAAATGGGGGCCAAAAGAAAAATGGCCTAAGAACCTTCGCTCGCCTTTCCGTGATGGCGATGAAAAGTCTGACACTGAAGGGTATGAAGGCCACGTGTTTGTGTCGGCTTCAAACAAATTAAAGCCTGGTTTAGTTGACCAACGCGCGAACCCCATTACAGATAAAGAAGCGTTTTATGCTGGGTGCTATGCGCGCGCTACCGTTATCGCGTTTGCGTACGACACCAAAGGCAACAAGGGCGTTTCGTTTTCCCTTCAGAATATCCAAAAGCTTGGTGACGGTCCGAGCTTATCCGGTCGTAAGGCTGCAAGCGAAGAGTTTGACGCGGTCGAGGACGAATCGGATGACCTCGCTAACTATTCAGAGGATGACGATTTATGAAACAGGGGCGCGAGGCAAAGATTCTTATTGATGGCGAGGAGGTTGACTTCGGCGACGTCGAGGAAATCACCGTTAGTTTTAATCAGAGGTTTCAGTATCTCGAACTTAACTCGCGGTATCTTGATGACGCGTTTCACCGATGCGAAGGCCTTAGCTCAGATAGGGTTTTAATCAGTACTAAAATCTTAAAGGCCATTATCGCCGAATGCCTTGCGTCGCGTGAGACTATTATGACTAATCGAGGCGTAATCGAAGACACTACGGACTTTGATAAAAAGTCTTTTGAAACTGACACGGCTTTAATGATTGGTGCTAAATGAGCGGTCGCCTGTCTAATGTGTTTATGGTTTTTGATTTTGAAACTCGCTCCGAGGCGGACCTTAAAGCGGTTGGCGGGTACGAGTACTCAATGCACCCAACGACTGAAATTATGTGTGTGGCGTGGCGCATTGGAACTAAAGAGACTTTACCCAATGCGCCGACCTACTCGTGGTCTGCACTTTGCGACGAATACAGTTTAAAAAAACTAATCGCCGACATCTTAAACCCAGCCCATACCTTGGTGGCACATAACGCATTCTTTGAACAAGTCATTACGCGCAATGTGTTGTCGCGGTATTCAAATGACGAACGTCTCAAGTCCATACCCCATGAGCGTTGGATTTGTACGGCCGCACGCGCGGCAGCACTTGCATTACCTCGCTCCCTTGATGGCGCATGTTCGGCCCTAGGTCTTAAGTTCCAAAAAGATTTGGAGGGCGGAAGGCTTTTACTTAAGATGTGTAAGCCGCGTAAACCCACCAAAAATAATCCGGCCGTTTGGCATGAGACCGCCGAAGATTATAAGCGCCTCGTCGAATATTGCCGAGCCGATATTGCGGCCGAGGTCGGACTGTTCCTTGCAACGCCTCCGCTTAATGAAACTGAACGGCGCGTATGGGCTCTTGACCAAAAGATTAATTTCCGCGGCGTGTATACCGATAGGCATCTCGTCGCCCAAACTTTAAAAATGATTGAAGTTGAAACCGTAAACATGACCGAGGAACTTAAAGAGTTAACCGACGGTCAAATCGATAGCATCTCACAACGTGACCGCATGTTACGTTATTTGTATAACATGGGCGTGAGGCTACCAGACTTTCAAGCTAAGACTGTAACGGACGCAATTGCTAGCGGCGAATACACCGGTAAAGCTTTAAGGCTCCTTGAAATTAAACGCGACTTTGGAAAGACTTCGACCGCAAAGTATAGTGCGTTTTGGTTTCGCTCGAAGACTGACAAGCGCGTTAGGGATAGTTTGCTATACCATGGTGCAAGTACTGGGCGTTGGTCGGGCTCCGGCGTACAGTTCCAAAACCTCCCACGCGGTTCTATTAAAGACACAGCGCTAAGCTGTAAGCTCGTTAAGGATGGCGACCTTGATACGATTAAAATGGCTTACGGTAATCCGATGGAAGTTTTTTCAAGTAACATTCGTGGGTGTGTGATTGCGACGCCCGGCAAGGAAATATTCTGTTCAGACTACGCGGCGATTGAAGCCCGAGTTTTATTTTGGATTGCAGGCCACGACGTTGGTTGCCAAATGTTTGCTGACGGCATTGACCTTTATAAGAATATGGCCACCAAGATTTATGGCGTGAAGCTCGAAGACGTTACAAAGGACCAGCGGCAGTTAGGTAAGAAGGCAATCCTCGGGTGCGGATATGGGATGGGCCCTGTTAAATTTGAAGAGTCTTGCGAGCAAGAGGGGATTACGCTCGAGGGCGAAGTTGTAAAACTCGTTACATTACGCGGGGTTTTCGACACCAAACAGCTAGCAATTGACGCGGTAGAAAGTTATCGCGAAACTCATAGCCTTGTTCCGAAACTGTGGGGCAACCTGCAACGCGCCGCGATGTATGCGGTCTCAAACCCCGGTAAATCAGTTACGATTAACCGCACTAAGTGGTTTGTGAAAAATGATTTCCTTTGGTGTGAATTACCAAGTGGGCGAAGGCTTGCGTATTATAAGCCGCTCATAAGACACGAGCGCGATAAGTTTAAAAACTTAAAACCTACGCTCTACCACTACGGCATAAACAACACGACGCGTCAGTGGGAGCTACAAAAAACTTGGGGCGGAACGCTGACAGAGAATGTAGTGCAAGCGGTTGCTCGCGACTTTATGGCTGACGCGATGTTACGTATTGAAGCCGCTGGCTATGAAGTGATTCTATCTGTGCATGACGAACTCGTCGCCGAACGAAACATTGGTGAGGGCACGATTGAAGAGTACGAAAGTTTAATGTCAACCGTTCCGGAATGGGGGCGAGGGTGCCCAATTAAGGTGGAAGGTTGGGTTGGTAAGAGGTACCGCAAATGAAATGGTTTTCGATTGAAGTCATTGTTAAAGGTGTCGAGGTTAAAGCGCGAGTGCGGGCTGAATCTTATGAGCAAGCGCGTGAAAAACTTTTAAAAAGCTTAAACGCTACGGAAGGGAAAGTGTAAAATGTTAAGCGATGAAATCCACGATGTGCGTAGAATCTTACAAGACCAAACAGTTAAGCTTGCGGTAATTGAACATGACTTTAGACGTCTTCAAATGGAGTACATGGGTCAATCTGAGCATGTTAAAATTCTGGAAGGAACGCTCGACAATTATTATCGCCGAGGACTTTTTGAGGGGATGTCGATTGCAGAGTTTACCGCCATACTAAATGGAGCCGACCCCGTCGGTTCAATTCAAACAGTCATCGACGGCATACGTGAGAAGGGCGAGTTCACTATGAATGACATGGTGCCAACTCTCCGGAGTCTTGCGTCTAGAGTGCAAGACCTTAACGCCGCTAACGCTAAACGAAATGCGGAGTGGGACAATTTGAAAGAGGACCTTGCGGAAGGGGAGCCCCACCCTACGTTTTCAATAACGGGGAAGCCATTAAGCTAAATTCTTTTTAACCCAAGTATTAAAGTCTGCGTCGCTAGGCCACACCCAACCAGGGCACGAGGTTGCTATATTCTTACGGTGCGGAATGATTCGAGTGATTGAGATTTTATTCCGTTTACAGATATCCTCGATAAGCGCCACTAAAACCTTTTCCTGAATTGGTGTTAGGCCTTTTGCTTTTTCATACGCTTCGATTTCAATACCGATAGAGCGATGGTTCGTTGCTCGCGTTCCGGAGTGCCACGCTGTATGCGCCTCTTGCACCATCTTAACAATCTTGCCGTCGCGCCCCACGATGTAGTGTGCGGAAACCTGTGCCGAAGGATTATTAAAATGCGTGACCGCACTTGCAAGAGTGCCGTCGGTATTGTGGAGAACGAGCGTGTCGATTTTAGATTCGCGAAACTTATTATGGTTGGGGCTTTCGTCCCAAATCATTTCAAGCTTTACCTCCCCAACAGGTTCGGCCTTAGGCGCCTCGCTGCCATCCGGTAACACCATTCCAGGTAGTCCCCAATAGACAAAGAAGTCACTAACGGAAGGGTTCGCGCGCTTCAACGCGACAAACTCTTTAATGTCTTCTAGATGTGAGATACCTGGGCAACCGGCAGTACCCGGATGCGTTTTATAGTTCACATCTAAATGCACATAAAACAAATCGCGAAGCATCTTAAACAATGGTGTGAGGTACCAACCAACAGGGCCCATTCCGTCACCAATGCTACCGCTGTAGTTGTCGCGCTTGTTTGATGGGTTAAGGTCGAGGCCCCAATCCTCGGACCCAATTTTATATTTGCCTTGAGGGATAGGTTTAAGCGAACCCGCCGGACCGGCGTTAAGTCCGTCTAAGAACTCTTGCGCTCCGCGCGCACCCGAGCGACAATAGAATGGTTTTGAACGACCTTCAGGTTTTACAAGTTCAATCTTGCATCGCCATAGGTCGGCCCACTCTCCTTCGGTTTGGTATTGGTCCTTAGTCAAAAGCCAAAAAGGTTCGAACTTTTTCTTAGGTTCAACCGGTGCGGGCTTGACGTCTTCTTTTGATTTAAACCAAGACGTGAAAAATTCGACTAGAATTGCCCAAAGTTTTTCTAGAAAATTCTGTTTTTCCATGTTTATTTTCCTGTAGGTAAAAAAAGAAAAAAGGAGGTTAACCCCTCCTGTTGCTCGCTAAAACGCACACGTGATTTTGTTGGGACGTTAGGGCAATTTGAGGGGCAACCCTAGTGCCCTTTCGGGCGCTAGACTTTAAGCAGCTTCGATAGCCATGAGCAACGATTCGTCTTCGTTCATAGCGAGGTCGCGGTTTGGTAGGTACTTATCAAGGATTGATTGTTTTAAAAGAGCGAGTAACTCTTTTGTCTTTCCTTCTTTAACAAGTTCGACCGCTTTCTCCATAAACTCAGCCGAGGCAACAATACTCTTAATAACTTCAATTGTTTTTTCCATAACGAGCACGGCTTCGTCGTCGATTAAATCACCAGGTAAAAGCTTGCGAATGCGTTCAGCTAAATTCTGAGACACCAAATCCCACTTAACGCCGCCTGAAAAAAACTTTAACCAAGCTCGTAAACCAAACTTGATGGCCAAACTTACAAACAACTTTTTGAACATAGGTATCTCCCTTTTCTTTTGTGGTGTGTTTCGTTAATACTATCTCACGCGTTATTTTAGATTGCAATTTTCTGGCTTAGGTTCCACCAACACCGGGTGTGACAAAGCCCATGCGCCGTTGATTTTTATATCTAAGGTGCGTGCGCCAGCGGTATTTAACTTAACGCCTAAGTATTTTTGGTCGCTCTTTTCATCAAAGAACATGCGACCTACGTGGTGTTTTTTGTCAGCCCAAATAACTACATCGTCTTTTTGGTAAGGCCCTTTCAAAAGGACCAATACTTTTTCGCATTGTAAAACTTTACTTGGAGCAACCAAAGTATTTGGGCGCGCGGTAGGCGTAGGTGTTGGTGGGGGTAGGGTCGGTAGTGGGGGCGGAAGCGTGGGGCGCGCGGTTACTGTAGATTTTGCTGTGGGTGTTGGATTTACAACTTGCCCATTATCGTCGTGCTGAATAACGCAACCTGACAAACCAACTAATACAGTAATTAATAGCCTCATCTTTTATACCTCTCTTGTAGTTTTTCTTGTCCCTTTTTCAAATCGTCAATTTGGCTTTGATGGAACCGATTAATCATATCTTGCCTTTCGCTTAGCACAAGGACCTTACTTGTTAATTCGGCAATGGTGTTATTAAGCGTAGTCATTTGCGTGGTCATCTTTTCACCAATGCTTATATTGCTTATTGAATTTACACCAATCCCCAATATCCCAAGGACCGAGATAGCAATCGTTTTTGTTATGAGGTTAGGGACGTCTTCGGGTTTAGGTGTGTTCATTTTTTTAGTCCTTTGCGCGCCGGAATTTTTTTATCTTGCTTACACCAAACGAGTTCAAACTTTTCAATTGCATCGTAAAAGTCATTAGGGATGTACGTCATAATTCCCAGCGAGAACCTTTTTGTAAAAGGTGATTGCCCGTCGAGGGCGACGACGTAGCTTTGACCAATAAGCTCGGCACAATAAAACTCTTTGTCGTCCGGAACAAATTGATAATCATAAGGTATCTTATTTGACGCTTGCATCTTAGCGTACGCAACGGCGATGGCTTTTTGTTCGGTCGTTGCAAAGATAGGTCGTAAGACCGCGATGTAATCTTTGGAAAGTAAAAACTCTTCGAGCTTTGAAACCTTCACACATGGTGAAACCGCTTCAACTATCTCGGAGTTTGAAGCGTATAAAGCAACATGCGTCCAAAAACCAGGTATGAAATGATTTGTAAACTCCCCGTCACTTCGGCAAAGCAAAACATCCCCAGGCCTTATCAGGTTTAGGACTGTCGATGTATCTAGAAGTGTCATCTTAGGTCTGTGAAAAGCAATATAGAGATGGCTAATCTTTTTTGCTACGGGTTGGAATAAAGACAAAAGGACTCGTCTAAGCTTTGCAGCTATATTCATTTTTACGTTTCCGTTCAGAGTTTTTTCGGTTTAAAATATTATACCGTAACTTGGTTCGGAACGTAAAATTCTAAGCAAAGAAAAATTTGACTATCAGTAAGCCCAGGTTGGATTTGAATCGAGTTCAACGTCACCTGAAAAAAAGTAGTCTGTCGAATTGTAGTTAGCAGCAGTGCTGAACTTAGTTGTTATGTTAGAAGTCCCCGGTGCTGTGTAAGTTGTATAAATTATATTTGTTGCTGTTGATGTTGCGCCTGTAACCGCTTGACCGAACCCGCTTGTATTTTTATATGTGACTCCATTAACAATGATGTTAAAAGAGTTTCCACTGATTGCTGTTGCGTTAGTTGGACTGATGCGCATATTAAAGCGCATCCTCCACACACCGTCCTGCATTTTGTAAGGAACAAAAGTACCATTTACTGTTCCGGCTAGTGTAACTCCAGAAAGTGTAATCGTTGGGGCGTTGCCGCCGTTATAAGTTGTGCCGTGGTAGTACTGTTTGAAACCTAATATCGTTGCATGCGCATTGGTGAGGTTGGCAGGGTCAATGCTAACGCTATTTGAAAACGTCTTATCGCCTGCAATCGTTTGCGCGCCAGTGATTTGAACTGAATTGGTTGTATCGGCTACGTTTACAAATGAAACCCCGTTGTTTGCAAATTGCCAAACCTTACTCGTCTTATTAACTCTTAAGGCTGGGTCCGCTGTACCCGAACCTGTTGTCGCAATAATCTTTACGTCGTCGCTTGACGGCCCGCCAACTCGCATCGTGTCGTTAGTTGTTTGCCAAAGCCCTTTACTTAATGCGCCACCAAACGTTGACGCCCCAAGCGACAAGATTACTGAGATAAAAATTGTTAACCAGGCTGATTGTCTCTTCATTAAAAACCTCCAAAAGTTTATTCAAAAATGTTACCGAAAATTTCTGTTGTGCCTGTTACGTTATCTACGCCATCGTTTGTTCCGACGTTGACAAAACGGCATCGTGTGACCATCCCGTAATCCGCCCCGGAAGCAAATTTGATTGCGATGTTTGAGTTGGTGTAATCGATAAATCGCCCACCAATAATTGTTACTCTGTCGGCCGTAACGTTTAGCGCGTTTGTTCCGGACGTACGTGTGTATGCGACGCCAGGTGCAAACTCGATTGTGACGTCGTCTTTATCAACAGTAATAGCCGCTGACAAAGACAAGCTTTCCGTTATCAAAATCTTTGAAGCGCCGGTACTTGGTAGTGCCGCAAGTGCGTCAGTGAGTGTAGCGTACATCGCTTTGGGATTTGACGCGTTGCCGACGATAGCATCATAACCATCGCGAGTTTGATTAACTTTATGAAGTTCTAAAGTGTTGAGTGCTTTAGGGTGTGGGCCGTCACCTAGGTAAACCACATCCCCGATGCGCCTTGCTAAGATGTAACGGTTAGGAGCAGGTACAAAATAAACCGAATCAACGCTTGTAATTGAAATCGAACCAACACCAAACGCCGACATCGTAACTGAAGACGCAGTGACTGTAGCGTTGTCTGATAATACAACCGTGCGCGTTCCTGCTTCCTCATCTTCAACGGATGATAGAACTGTCGTATTTAATGGGATACCAGAGCCGATAACTCTCATACCGACTTCAATACTTTCAAGATAGTCAACAAGTAAAACGTTAGGCGAACCGTTCGTGGTGTTACCTTTAAAAAACACAGGGCGGTTGTAGTCAATATAAGCGACCTTACCGCTTGCAAAAGATGTAACGCTGCCGGTTGCAATAGTGTTGACGAGCGTATCGCTTACGCCAGGCACTGCAATGCGCAAAGTTCCGGACCAAGACAGTACGCTGGTACTCGCAACAAATTTCCAAACACCGCCATCAACTAAAAGCGCTTGCCCTTTGGTGGATGCATCATTTTGAATTTTATAAGTGAACGGGTCGAGGTACTTAATCCAATTATACGTTTCGCGCATGATCCAATTGAACCAATTAAGTGGCGGCTTTTCGACAACCCACCCTTCAGATTTTTTTGTTTCAGCTGGCTCCTCGACAAATGCAGGAGTTGAAGGGTCGGAGGCCCAACGAGGTTTCACACTTGGTTTCGTTAGAGTCATGTTTCTTTTTCCTTTTTAAAGAAGTCTTGCAAAAAATCCGCCTTCGTCAGGGTCGCTTAAAACACCGAAGCCGCGACCGTCCGGGTCAGGGTCTTCTAAAAATGAGAATGCATTATCATCAGCTGTTGAAAGTAAGTCGATTGAAACTCCACCTGCGCGTGAGTCGTTAACCGCTTTACGAATTTCGGATGTGTCACCAATTGGTGTTCCGCCGATTGCCGTCATGTAAACAGCGGCCGGATACACTTCATAGTAATAAACTTTGTTCGCTTGCATCAAAAGTTTAAAGATGCCGATTAGGTCTTCGGGAGTAGACTTTGAAACGTTCTGAGCAATTTTAGCAAACAAACGAATGCGGTAGATTTCATCGGTTAAACCATTACGCGGTTGGTCGACGATTTGCCCAAGGCCGTCAAGCTGCGCACCAACCGACGCGGTTAGCGAACGTTCGTTAAACAACGCAGCGAACACCGATTCAAGTGTTTGGGTTCGCAATCCGAACTGAGTGACGAAGGCTTCAAACTTAGCCTTACCTTTATATTGCTCGAGCAAGCGTCCGAGCGCGTCTTCTACGTGAGTCGTTATTTCGGTAAGAGGGGTTATATTCATAACGGCGCAACCTCAATACGTGCGGAGTCGAACTTCGCTATCTCGTTTGCAGCAACGACTACGTTGTCATCAAGTGTTGGGTTTATCGCAGTTCCTATTCTTATCTCGATATCCTCAATCCCCGCGACCACATCCACGATAGCAGGTAATAGCTTCGGATAGACGAGAATATCTTGACCCACGACTAGAGTCTGAGCGTACGCTAGAATTGCGTTTACGACTTGGTCGTCGCCATCGACCGGATAATCGTCGTTAGCTTCAACATCGACTTCCACCCAAATATTAATCGGCGTAGGTCGGTTGAAATAGACAGTTTGCGAAAGGCCCTGAGAGTCGATTAACGTAACATCAACGTCACCAAAGGTTTCAATCCCACCCGGTTTAGCAAGCCATAAAGCTTCGCCGATAGCTTGGTCTTCGCCGCCATCGACGAACACCTGAATAGACTTTGGTGGGCGCCCATCGCCATCAACGACAAGAGTCGTATTTTCAAAAACGATTGCGTCGTTAACATCCGCAACCTGTTTTATCTTGGTGCGAATAGCGGGCAAGGTCGCCGCACCCGATTGCGCGAGTTCGGAAATTCGGCGCAAACGAAATTCGGCGGCAGTCTCGGCATTCTCACCAACTACGGCGTCGGATAGGTTAAGCGTGCGGGTCAATCCTGTGACTGGGGTTTCGATGACAGTCAATAAACCTGTTGGCGCCGCGACAGGGCCGGCAGTTTCAGCGTCCACGCGGACGGTCGCTTGCGCAACGCCTAGTGTTGTTTCAGTCGGCGTAACTGTGACGGGTGTGGCAGTCGCTAATAGTGTGTCATTAACCACGACTAAATCCCAAGGGCGCTTACCTTGGTCACCGGCAAAAGTAATATCGAAGCCTGCGGTGTAATCCCCGGTCACGGTTACGTCTGAGAATCTTTCGTCAGCTTGGATTTGAGTTTGAATCGCGGCCGCTGATTGGTTAAACGTTAATGCAAATGTGACGCCGTCGATTATTAAATTCCATGCACCGCTCGTTGGTACCAAGCTAAATGCAAGGTGTTGCACTTCGTCAACGCCAGTACCTAGAACAACAGTATCCGCCGTAACGAATCGCGCCGTAGGATTATTAGCTACAGAAAAAACGGTAAGCGCCGGAACGGATGTACCGGGCGTACCGAATAGAAGCTGAGCCGTGATAAAAGATTTGGTGGCACCACGTGGTGCGGAGTTTGTTATTGCACCAATGTTTGCTAGGCTCACGCCTTCAGCGCTGTTTGGGTATTGCGATTGATAGACTCCTTCAGCCGCTTCCCAAAGTAAGGACTCACGTTCGGCGAATATACCAATAAGAGTTGCGTTAACTGAACCTGGGGATAAGTTAACTTGGTTACCGAACGCAAGTTTAAAGTCCTCTTCCATCTCAGCTTTAATTTCCGCGAGCGTCGGTTTTGAAAATCCGTTAGCACTTAGGCCGGCCATAAGTTTTTATACTCCTATTACTTCATTAAAATTTATAATTCCGTCGGCAGTCCTAACGCTGAATAAAACTTGCAGGGAGCGGAACTCTGTATCGAGTCCAATCGAAAATTCTAGAAGCTCTAGCACTCCCGGAGTTTTTAAAATCTTTGTTTTAAACAGAGAGGATATCACAATAGGGTTTGGGTTCTTAACAAAGACTTCGTCGTAATACGGCATCCCTTTGGTTTCATCTAAGAACCATTCAGTTAAAAAGAATTTTAACGACTGCTTTAAAAACTGTGCGACTGAGTCAACGCCAGTGACAAAATACATGTCGGCATTTGCTAAATCTAAATCCCCATCATTGTTTAAAGCAATATCCATTTTGTAAAATCCTTTTACGTTACGGTTGTAGTCGCGCCGCCCGGAGTGATACCCGGCACGATAGCGTTTGTCGTTATCTCGGTAATGATAGCTTGCCCTACGGCAATCCATATTGCGTCGATTTGACCTTGGGTTACTGCCGCACTTGGTGAAATACCGGAAGCCGCGGATTGAACCGCTGCCGCTATGGCCGCACCAAGTCTTGTGCCGTCTAATGCCATGGTGAGTTTATCCTTTCATCGCTTCAAGTTTTGTTTTTATTTCGTCAACATCCCCAGCAATAGTACCGATTGCGTCTGCGTCTAATAGCGGTTGCGGTCCTAGTTGGGTGTTAGTTGTCGTCGTTGAAAGCGTTTCAAAAACTGTTTTGATTTTATCTAGTGCCTGTACAAGGAGGTCAATTATCTCGTCATCGCCACCAACGAATTTAAATTTACCGTCGGGCGTAATGGTGATGACCGTTTGGTCGTTCTTAATAATTATGTCGTCGGCATCAGCGCCTTCCGGAGGCTCAGTGTCAGGGTTAACTCCTGGGTACGCAATGGCGTCAGACAATTGAAACTTACGAGTGTCTTGAGGGTCGACAACTCCACCCTTTGTTTTCCATTCATCGAGTGAACGCTGTGAAAATCTAAGCTCGACGTAGTCACCAACTTTGACTGGTAAGTAAATAGCCGCCTTACCTGCGCGGTAATTAGCAATAGGCACGTCAACTATGACCGGTAGCTGAACGACAACACCTTTGACGTTTACGCGCTTTAAGCATGGCTGTACGTCGCACACACCTTTAGTCACATCAACCTTAACAACTTGCGCAGGCATACACGTGTTAACGCGGTCAAGCCCCGCATCAATTGCGTCTTGAATAACAGCTGCAAAACTTGGTGTGGCAAATTCGCTTTCACTCATTAGCTTATCGCTTTCGCCTCGCATTCGGAATAAAAATTGTTTCCGTGAGTATCCCCGTTATGGGATACTTTTTCAACTCGGTAGAGTCCTGAAACTAACCGCGCGTCAATACTCACCAAACGGCCAGGCCTTAAAAGAGGATTTAAAAGGCTTGTAAAACGCAATCCGCTTTCAGCTTCTTTGCCATCCTTCTTTTTTACTAGGTCAGAGTTCAAAACTTTTGTGATAAATGGCGAACCGATAAGCCCTGTTTTCGGTGTCAAAACTACAGCTTCTTCGGTCGTTGATTTTCCACGTGGTAAAATTTGCAGTTGATTATCTTGAATAGACCACGATAAATTTTGTTTAGCTAAGAGCGTATCGAGTGCGTCAGTACTTCGACCGGAAAAAACAAACCCACTTAGATATTTTAACGAGGATTTGAAATCGACCACTGTACCCTTGGTGAGGCCGAGGGCACTCAGTACGCCGTTTAAAACCTGGCCGCTTTCAACGCCTTTAGCAAACGACACATCAACTTCACTTGTTTGATAAGCTTCGCCGCCGTCAAGTGCTTCCATTTCAGTGACGTAATCAGCGCCGGTTATTTTTGTTGTCGCTCGAGTTAAATCGCCAGTGAATAAAAGCGGGGGTTCGTTTTCGCCATAGCCCGCTTTAAGCTGAACAATAGCGCCCTCCTGTTCAATGATTCGACGGGTATCGTTATTCACGTTGTAAACCGAAACCATACTCGAGTTAGGATTTTTTTCTAAACTCTTTTCAATTCTAAACGTCATACGTAAATCGGTAATGAGCCGGCCAGTTTGACCGCGCTTTCCCACCAACAAAATAATTTTTCGGTTAAAGAGTTCGGTCATTCGCTAAACTCCGAATCTATCTCGGCGTTAATGGACGCGACCTCCGCGGCATCGACGTAAAGTAACAAGACGCTATCGCCGAAGTTATCGTCCGTTGGCTCCCGAGTTTTTCCGGTTACGTCGGTCGCGAAAATTTGTCCGGGCGGGAGCCTCGAGTCAGCGTAAGGCGCAAGTAAGTTTAACTCGCTTACGACTGCAACGCCCAAGACGATTGGCGTTTCGTCTTCTTCATAAATCGAAAGCGTCCACCGACCCGTGCGTGAATTCCACATGACGCGGAAAACGTAAACGGTCCCTTCCAAATCAATTGAAAACTTTTGGTCGGGGGTATTGCGGTCAATTTGTATTTCGGAAATCATTGGTTATCCTCCGGCTCCAAAGAACCCTTTGACAGCTGTTAAGCCCGACTTAGCTAAAGACCTATATGTATCCTGTTTAGCTGGTTCAGTTTTTGCGACCTTGCGGCCTTTATTTTGATTCTTTAAAGCATTTTTATTTTTTGGGATTGGAACGTTCACCAATGCCGTTTCGCTTGACGCTGTAATAAACTCTTGGAAATCGAGTGATACTCGAATCGAACCGCCGGTAGTCTTGTCGCGTGATACAGAAAAATTCGTTAAGACGTAATCGGTGTAAAGCTGTAAGCCTGTTTGGATTGTCACGAGTTTTTTCGAATCGCGTATACTGCGAAACGCATTAACGACGTCTTCTAAATTTCGGTCGCCATCTTGCCCTAATAAACCTGCTAACGATTTACCTGCAAGTCCGCCACCGACAGCACTTGCAACGCCACCAACCGCTTTCGTTACGTTGCCTAAAGCCGAACCGAGGCCTGCGCCGATTGAAGACGCTACGCTAGATGTTGCGCCCGCAATAGATGAGGCAAGCCCAAACGGCGTAGCCGTCACAGTCCCTTTTATGGAAAGCGTTGTAGGCTTTAAAATAATGTGGTCGGTTATGTCCGCGCCATCCTCAACCGGGTTAGTAGTTGTTTCGGCACCGGCTGTAAAATTCTCTTCGTCGAGTGCGTCGATTAGGATAGTGCCTGTTGTAGCGTTAGCAGTGCCGCCGCCATCAGTTGTTTTGATTTTGGTACGTGAGTTTGCGCCGTTGATTTGTAAAGCTACAAAAGCCATTTCCGCACTCCTATTTTGTTGCCCGTGAAGCTGTTCTAAGGAAACCGTCTAGGCCGTCGTCAACCGCTTTTGAAATGGTGGGCGCCGCGCGTTGTGGGTCCGTTCCGGGCGGAAAGGTAAACTGCAAAGTTTGGTTAATATTATTCTCTTGATTCGATTGCACAGTGCTTTGACTTGGTGCCGCTCTAACCGCTGATTGTGGTGACATCGTAACCGCGCTTGGAAGTATGGAACCTGTATCCATTGCAGGCGGTAGCGCGCGATTGGGCTGCCCGTTTGCTAAAGGGAATGCGGTCTTAACGCCAGGAGCTAAAGGACCTAAGCCCGCGTCACCTTGGGCGCCCGGAGCATACGGCATAAACGTACTATTTTTTGGACCGAGTTTCGTACTTCCACCAAACGCCATACCTTCAGCGGCTGAACCTGTTACCTTACTTAAAAAACCAAAAGCCTTTCCGATAATTCCATTACCCGCGATATCAGCGATGAGCCCGGTTAGGCTCGAGACAAGAGAGTAAATCATCCGGAACGGCGTAAATATAAATGACAGTATCGCTTGACCGATAAGTTTAATGCCTTCAATCCAAGTTAAATTCCCTTCCGAAATTTTTGTAAAAAATTCGATAATAGGGTTAACGATTGGGCCAAATATGCGTCCAAGTAATTGTGCGAGTTTCGGAAATTGTTTAAACAGGTCGCCGATAATTGAATCGCCACCCTGTAAGAACACAAAGAAGTCTTCAAAGATAAAAAATAAAGCCGCGACTGCAACCCCTATTAGAATAGGTATCGCGAGCGCTTTGGCCTGCATAAGCATTGCGGCCATGCCGACCTTTTGGATAACGCCTATGAGTCCAAACAGGCCCATTGTTATGCTGCCGATACCTTTTAAAATCGCAAGACCGGAAATCAAAGTCAGCACAACAAGTAAACCCTTGGTGGCTGATTCAAGTCCGCCCATTAATCGAAGCACCCCTTTAAAAGAATTAACTAATGCGAGCGCAAAATTGAGTGCGACCTTGAGGCCCGACGAGAGGCCTTTAACGAAACCCAGGATGTTTGTTTTGATGAGGTCTTTATTTAACACAATCCATTCAGTGATTGTGTTAACGACCTCTTGCGCTGTCGGTATGAAACTTACACCAACGACTTTCATAATTCCGCGGAAAGCCATGTTCAAAAAATCAAGCGAGCGCGCAAATTTATCTGTAGCTTCAACTTGGTCTTCGCTTACAAAGCCTAAATCCATAATAGCTTGTTGCGTTGGTGTGAGGCCTTCGCGCATATCGTTAAGCATCGGAATAAGCCTTGCACCCGACCGGCCGAACAATTGCATTGCGAGCGCGGACCTTTCGGGCCCTTCCGGAAGCTTGTCGAAATTCTTTGATATCTGTTCTAAAGCTTGGTCCGCTTTCACGGTTCCATTTTTTAAATCGGTTGCTGAGATGCCAACTTTTTTAAATGCTTTAATAGTCTCTTCGGAACCGTCCTTAGCCGCAACGAGGTTACGGTTTAAGAGCCCAAGCGATTGCCCGAGCTCTTCATTTGAAACACCCGCACCGCCGGCATAAACCATCAGCTCTTGTAGCTTGTCGGTCGTAATGCCGAGGCTCTCGCTAAGGTCTTTAATTTGTCCAACCGAATCGGCCGTCGATTTCACCAACCCGTAAAGTGCCGCACTTGCGGCAGCAATGGTGCCTAGAAGCCCGACGAACCCGGCAGCTAAAGTCTCTATGCCGCTATCAAGAGTCTTCAACTCTTTCGCGTCAACGTCGAAGCCTATTTTCGTAATGAGTTCTTTTACAATCATTTTTGTCTAGCCTTCTCCATTTGCTTAGCCTCGAGTTCGTCCCGAATATCTAACATCTCGTTTGCCTGAATCACGTCAATCATACTCCATTGAGTGTCGATTTCGGTGAGTGTTGCGATGCCTGATAAGACAATCCGCCAAACAGGCAAACACACATCCTCTGGCACATCTATTTTTAAACTTGTTTCACCGGAAGCTTTAACAGCCCTCCGGTGATTTCGCCTAAAAAATCCCCGTACTGAGCCTCCAAAGTTTTGACAACCACGCGGAAAAGGTGGCGGTATTGACCTTGGAAATGCGTGTCAAATTTGTCTGCGCAAGATTGATTACCGTGAAACGTATTCATCAAAATATCTCGGAATAATTTTTCAGTCGTTGCGTCATCAAGTTTTGAAAATGCAGTACTTAACGCGGAGGCGATGACTTCAATATTAATATCAAGGTCGGTAAAATTTACCGAGCCTGATTGCAAACTCTTGACGTCCGAGCCTTTAGGTAACGCGGCAACCATTTTGATGAGAGGCTCACCAACTAATGCCGTTAAATTTTTAATAAGGATGAGCCCACGTGAAGTGATGTATGGCTCGATTCGGTATTGCATGGAGTCAATTGAAACTTCTTTTGGACTGATAACTTTCATAGGGGGTTCCTCTCCCATAAAAACGGCCCGCATTTACCGGTAGCGGGCCTTAACCGTTTGTTAATTTTTTCAACCCGAAAAAAATTACGAAGCTAGGTTGCTACCCGCGACGTAATGCTGAGCGTCCACCATGCGAATAACCCATTCGCGGCTTCCGCCTTCTTTCGCGTACGCGGCCGGAGCAGGCTTAACGATGTAAGCTTCTTTCGTCGCGTGCAAGCTTGTGCCGGACTTATCGACGATAAGCATCGGCTTCACTCCCGAGTTGTTCGCTTTGTCCGCGAGGTACGACTCCGAGAGGATGCGGTTCGCATCCGAGCTTTGCAAAAATCTAAGAGTAGCTGTAGCGCTGTTGTTGTTAGATTTCGAGCGGCACTCTTCCCCGTCAGCACCGACTTGGTGAGTCCAAGAGTCTTCAGCCATATCGACTGTGCAAAATTCGCCATCGTCGTACCCCGTTAAAGTTTGTCCGCCGAAAATGATAACTACGTCTTTAGAGTTATAAGTTTTTAAAGCCATGTGTGTCGTGCTCCTTTAAGCGTTAAAGTTATTACAGTGTGACCGTGCCGCTGATTTCGATTGCGTGAATCGCGCCAGCAAGCTTTGCTGTGAACGAACCTGTGAGCGTGCGAGCCGCTTTGTCGTTTGCAGACACTGCAAATGCACGAGGGAAAGTTGTCGTGAAACCAGGGACAGGAACGCCATCAGCGTCAACTGTGTCAGCCGCAATCCCACCAACGTCCTGGCCGTCCTTAAGTACAGCCTTAAGGTCGTTGTCGATAATGCCGATACCGCCATCGGTATATGGGATTTTATCAAGTCGCGAGATGGTTCCGAAAATGCGCTCTTGGATGCGAGCTTGCAACCAGTCGATGAAACGAATGACGTCAATCCATTCGCCGCCGGCAACCTTGCCGTCGAGCATGATTGATTTGCCACCTAACGAAATGTAGTAGTTTCCGTTCTTAGATTTAAGCGAAGCAATTCCGCTTGCGGTAAGAGTGTCAACCGTTACGCTCGCTAAAGTTTTGAAAGCCCAAGTTTCCGAACCAGGTGCAAGAGGTAACACGCGACCGAACCAAGCGGCTTCCGGATACGTCTCGGATACTAAGCTGTATTCCCAGAATGTACGGAAGTAGTTTGCAGCTTTTAACAAAGAGCCAGTGTCTTCAGTCTCAGCGATATCAAGTGCGTCAGCCTCTTCAATCGAAACGCCGTAAATCTTACGCTGTGTTTCGATGTAAGCTGCAATCGCTAGGATAGCCCATTGAGTTTTGACAGTGCCGATAACCGCATACCAATCGTCATCAACATTCGAGATAGCCGCAAACGCTTCAGGGTATCCGACGCTAGCAGTCGAAGACGTTGCAGGCATGTTTGCCGATTGCGCAATGGTGAAAGGTTGGCCCGCGTTATCCGCGGTGAGGATAAGGGTTGACGTTCCGCTTGCAGTGACAGGCTCCGAACCCGCATTGATAAGAGCGATAAGGCCCGTTACAACTTCCGAAGCTGTTGGGCTTGCGTCTGATGTAAACGAAAAAACGGTTCCGTTAATAGTAACAGAGAACGCTTGAATTGTTTGGCTCGTAACGTCTGGCGTGTGCGTCGATACTTGCGCGACAAGCGCAATGTGTCGAGCGATTTTAATTTGTGGAGGCTTAGGTGTTTGCGCAAATATCTTTGACGCCGCTACGTATTCCGCATCACTAGACGCGAAATCCTCGAGTACGGCGGCAAGCGTCGTATAAGTTTTAATTTGACCGACGGTTAAGTCGCTCGAAGTATTTCCCAAAATTAGCGGAGTGCCGAAACCGGCTTGGGTTACCCCGCCAGTTTGGCGACTGATTTGCACATTAACAATTTGCTCTAAACCCATTTGACTCTCCTAAATTGAAAGGGTTTCCCTGACTTCATTCTACCGAAAAATTCATATCGTATTCGTTCGCACCACTCTCGACAGTTCCTTCGAGTTCGACCACTTCAATGGTTTTCTGGTCGGTCGTTTCCGTATGAGCATACGCTAAAGTTATATCCATTTGCGCGCGCTCTTCGTACGTTGTTTCAAGTCTTAACGACAAATCCCTGACAGCGCTTTCCTCAATGTGCGCCATGCCCGCAAGTTTAAAAGCGCCGTCAACGTCAGGCCTGTCAAGAGTATCTCGCACTGACGAAAGGATATCAGTCGCGTTAGCGCCAAAAACTTGAACCGAAAAAACGGTTTTGCGGTTCATTCGTTGTTCGTACATTTGCCCGTTTGTTGCGGACTCATCCACCGCACCAACTCTTATCGACGGATTAACGACTTTAAGGCTAGCGTATGGTGGCTTCGGACGCTGTTCGGCTTGCTCATCGAAAATAACTTTAAACGAACTGTTGTTCGTTATGCGTCGTACTTCTGTTTTAAGCCAAAGGTGGAGCGCCGCGCGCCGCGTAGCTAATGTCATTTCTTTTCCTTAGCAGGCTCGACAGCTTTTTTCGCGACTTCAGCGGCCTTTGTCGCTTGCGCTTGCTGCTTATCTTTTTGAATTAAATTATTTAACACGCCGACAGCGGTCATCATTTGATTGTGCTGTGCGCGATTAACCGCAAGGTTAGCTAAATACGAATCAACAATTTGTAGAGCTTGTTCTGGAGTCATAAACAACCTTTCAATAAAAATTTACACGCTTTCCGCGTCCGTAAAAAACGTGGGGTTTGGTATACCCATGCTAGCAGTTTCTGATTTAATTTTATTATAGCACGCCTGATACGCTTGACCAGCCATTAGGATTTGCGGCGTAATTGGGTTGTTCGCCCCAGTCCATAAAAACTTATAACTGCCAATCGGACGCTTGCCGCTATTGCGTGCTTCCTGTGAAACGTATCCGGAAACAATAACTACAGTTGAGTTTGCAAGGCCATCAATTTCAACTCGGGTGATACGCCAATATGCAAGGTTCACGCCCGTGTTATTGTGCTGCAGTGTTTTTGCTAAAGCCATTTTTCAATCCTTTTTAATGTAAATCGGTCCACGCACCATTTGCGTAGCCTTGAAATTTATTATCATCAGTATTGTAGATTTGCATTCCGTTAACCGCTGTCAACGCGTCGCGCTCCGCGGTCGTCATCCTTGCATTTAAAAACGCTTTACCTTCTAGCTCTAAACCTACAGTCGCGTTTGTAACTTTATCAGCGCCACCAATCTTTAAACTTTTTGCAAGGTAGTTTTCCGCTGTCGTTGGGCTCATATAAAGGCCCCACGTTTCAGTCGCTGGGTCACCGAACGGTAAATCAAAATAGAACGAAACAAGCTTATCAACTTGAGTGATGCCGTTTGGAATAACGACGCCACGGCACAATCTTAAGTTTTGAATTGTTCCGCCGGTCGAACTGCCGACAAGATTCATCGCGTAAACGGCCGCATTCATATAATCAATAGTCGAGCCAGTGTGTGTTTCGACAACGCAAGGGAGGGCGAGTGGTGTGAACCCTAAACCAAAAGGCCCTGACGTAACCGTCGAGTTCGCTTCCAGGGTTATAAGCATTGCAGTGTTTACACCAATCGTGTCAGCGTTGGTTGTCGTCGTCCCGTTTAATGCGGTAACGCCAGACACCAAGCTTTGAATCGTTTGCGGGTTTCCTCCGCCGTCAAAAGGATTTACCGAATAGAACGCGTTAAGCTGTCCAATTGATAGTCCACCTGTAAAAGCAAAATTCCCGTCTACCTGTACATCGCCGACAACTTCGATGGCTCTTTTTGTTCCGCTAGCGTTTACATTGCTCATGTTGATGTAAAGGCCGTATGCGTTATCAACATCCCCAATAGTAGGGTTGATGTTTCCACCAAAGAATCCGCCCGTACCAAACGACTGAATCGTTGGTGAAACAGTTAACCCAAAGAACCCCGCGTTACCAAAGAACTCATCAATAGTTGGGTTCGAACCAAAACAAACAAAGTTATTATTAGTCGCGATGCCCGCGATATTTGGGCCACTTGCAAAGCTCTGATAATTTCCAAACACTACGTCAGGTGCATTTAGATAATCAAAAAACGCATTGAGGTAAGAGTTCATTACCGAACCAGTTTCAAAGCTAGGTTGGAAACCGTAGCCTTGTGCTGGTCCAGTTAAAGTAACACCACTTCTTATCTGACCAAACCCGTGAGAGTAAGCGAAGCCATTAAAGTTAATTGGGTCCGTTCCGTTCCCTACTTCGAGGCTATTTTTTATAAGTTCAATGTTCCCTAAATCACCGGAAGATACATATTTAAAATAATTTCCGTGCATGGTGAGTGAGAGACTATTGGGGTTAAAGTCAAAACCTAGATTCTCGGCGTCAATTTCAATGAAATTGTTGTGGACCGTTATGCCGCTAGCATCGTAATCAGCGGTGTGCTGAATACCGCGATTGAAAGAGTTTATTTGGTTACCATCTAAGGGGTCGCATGCGCCCGAAAGGTTGAAGCCTCCTAGGGTTGTCACGCCCCAGTTCGATATCGAATAAAGGTCGCCCGCGTTATCATAGCCAGCGACAGTACCGGAAGCGCCAGTTAGTCCATTAAGAACGACGTCACCTGTCTGTCCATTTACTGAATCAACTGCGCCGCCGCCCGAAGGTGGCGCGCCCCAAGTCAATTGGCCAAAGCCGTCATTATAAAGAATGTCACCGTTCGCGCCTTGCGTTGTCGGTGGCATAAATCCGATGCCATTCATTATAGTGACGAGGCCCGCGGCAATCCCAATAGCTAAGTCACCTTGGGAATAAACGTTTAAGACGCCGTCGGTGTTTGAGTTAAAACCCGTATCAAGGTCTGTCTCGTTAAAGAAGATTCCGGAAGCACTCAGGCTACCTTGGGGGACACGCATACGCCCTGAAAAAACAGGGTCGCTGTTTGCCATGCGCGACGCAATTGCTAACGCTTGCGGAGTTGAAACAGGTTTGTTTGCGTCGCTCGTGTTGTCGACGTTGCCGAGTCCAACATCCCCTTTATCTAAAACGACAACACCCGTTTGACCGTTTACCGAATCAACCGCGCCACCGCCGCCAGTTCCAAACGCTAAAGGCTCATCAGGCCATACGTCATTTTCTTTTGGGCCCCACATCTCACTTGTTGCAGTGTTAATGTAGAAGTCGCCATCGCTACCGACACCATTGTCAGGGTCTGTCACACCATAAAATAATTGTCCGCCAGGGGGTGGGTCCTCCGGCGTTCCGCTACCGTCGACAAAATCTTGGTCATTTTCACTTGCGAGAATCGAAAGGTAATAGGTTGGCCAACGCTCGACTTTCACCAAGCGATACTTAACGCCGTCGATTAAAATCTTGTCGGCTTTTTTAAGTCCATCGGCTTCGATGTTTTGCATATCGACCGATGTATAGAATTTAAAATATGTGCGTGTACGGTCGCCACCTACATACTCGTCAACCTCTTCAGGCGTCATCGGCTGAAGGCTTGCCTTAATGGTGAGAGTTGATGACGTACCCGCAACGTATAGGCCTGTCGCGTCGTCGTAGCTTCCGGCCGCGTAACGCGTAACCGTAAAGTTCCTACCACGTAAGCGCTGAATCATTTCAAAAGTATTCACTTCGAGCCCCCATTCATTTCACGAACGTAAAGTATTGAACGGTTAAGCTGGCCAGTATCAAACAGCGGTGTGCCGTCGCGATACTTTAAAGGCGTGGGTCCGTTAAGGCCTGCGTTATTTCCTTGGATGGTTTTTTGAATATCGCTTTGCACTGTCATGCCGATTAAGTTTAAAGCTTTTTCAGTTGTGAAGCCTTGCGACGCATCCATTATTTTATCTTTCAGTTGGGCAGCCAACTGGTCATATTTAGATTGATTTTCGTTAACTGTTTTTCGGATGTAAGAGCGTTCCGGAATTCCTCTAGAAGGTATGCCGTACTCGTGAGCCGTTGCCACCAAAACTAAACTAACGTCAGTTCCGGTTTTAACTTCGGCCGCGCTCTTACCTTGAATACCGATTTTAACAAATGGCTTCTTATCAAGTTTAGCCATTTCCTTTTTGATGTGACTAAGCCCTAAATCTTTAGCGTGTGTGCTTATCTTAATATTTAAGGGAGGCTTAGCCATCAGTAAACCTCAAAGGCAAAGGGGAGTTTTTGGAACCTGTTTCATCAGAGACCAAAATTGTACACCGTAAACTGTCGTCGCTAAATCCGCGCGAACTTCCGCACCGACCGCACCGTAATTAATTTGAAGCTCGCCAACCTTATCGCTCGTAACAGGCCCCACACCTTTTTCAGTGCTCGACCCATCACTTGGGAATTTAGTTAACATGTGAGCCGCTAGCATAATTGTCGCAAGGTCCGCCTTTGTTTTGAAAACATTTCGGTTAACTTGCAACGCGGCCCAAACAATGAATTGCTCCTGACGCGCAATTGTAGGCGCGTCCGCGGTCACGAACTCCGGCGCAAGGATAACAAGTTGGTCGCGTAAAGCAGTCATCACTTACCCCGAGTTTTTGTTGGAGGCTTTTTTACCGGGGGCTTTTTAGCCGCTGGTTTTTCAGTAGGTGCGTCGCCGAAAATATCGTCGTCGTCATCTAACGACTCTGTTACGTTATTTTCGAGAGGCTCCGGAGGCGGCAATTCTAATTTACCTTTGGAGCCGTCGCGATATTCTACTACAGATAAAACATCGATGCGCTCTTGCACCAAACTCTTGACTGATTCTCGTGTCTCACGCGCGAGCCAATTTGAGAGTAAGCGTAAATCGTTTGTCTGTTTGATAATTCTTTTTACCTGGCTAGGTGACATCACGAGGAACGCGCCGATAGCGTCAAGCCCCTCTGTGCCGTCTATCACTTCTAATTCGCCCGATTCGAATTTCGCTTTAGTTCCTTTGCTCGCTTGCATCGCGACGTAAGTCTCTTCGCTAATCTCCTGAATGCCTGGGACGATAGTTAGGTTTTTGAAAGATAAAATTCGGGTCGCATTAAACTTAATTAACATATGTAAATGGTCCTATTTACATGGTTGAAAAAATAGGGAGGGTAAAAAGACTAGAGGACCCTAGCCTTCGTACCCTCCCCACCTTGCGAAGACTTTTTCTAGGGAGGCAAAGTCCTTAGATGTGGTCTGCAAAGGCCGCTGACATTGGATAAGGCATGATAACGCCGCCAGTACGTTGGTGGCAGTTAACCACGAACTCGAGGCCATCCTCTTGAGGAGGGAATTGCTCGAACGGTTGCGGGATTTCAAGCGAAAGCATATCGGCATCTTTCTTATACGCAATCATGCGCTTCGAGTTACCTGCGCCCGCTGTCTCTAACTCATTCAACCAATCAACATTTTTGATGTGTGGGTTTGTCTCAAGGAAAAACTTCATCACAGTAATGTTGGTATCAGGAATGCGCTTCGTGGCAACTAAGCCATAACGAGTTAATGGCAACAATAGGGTGTCAGGAGCGTGAACGCCCTTCGAGTTTTCGACAACCTTGTTAGCGATAGCGTTCATGTCCGCAAGGATTTCGTCAGCTGTCTTTGTGTTCCATTCTGGGTCTGTCGAAACACCATCCGGTACAGTGTATTCGCTCATGTTTGCATGGTTTAAAAACCCTGCAAGACCTAAGCTCGAATCACCGAAAAACGCGATTGTGTTTTGTAGAATTTCGATTGCACGGCGAGCGGCGTTAGCCTTCTTTTGCTCTAGAGGTTTGCCAGCCATTTTTGCCGCGCGGATTTCCTGAATCGAATATCCATACGAGCTTGCCATACCTTTAACAGGTACGCGGAATTCTTTACCCTTGACGTCAGCACGCTGAATGTCTTGGCTGTAAGAAGCGAGCATAGTCGCTTGTCCAACTTCGTCGTACTGTTCGTACTTGATTGTTTCAGCGCCGGGGTCAATTTCCGAGCTAACAGGCAATACTTGAGTCGCTTTATATTCCGGATACAGAATATCATACGACTTAGCTTTTACCGCTTCTAACTCTTTCGAGAAAAAAATGCTTTCGTCAGCGTCGAGCTTAACGAATTGTTGGTTCTTTACTTTCATTACTAACTCCTTTCGTTAAGTTATTGATTAGCCGTTCAAGTTCAAGTCAAGTACTGCAAGCTCACCCGCGCCAGCGCCCTTGTAGTAATAAGCACCCGGTACAGCTACTGCAGTCGCTGTATCAGCCGATTTACGGAATGCACCTAATTGGGTTCCAGTGCCTGTCGCGAAACGACAGAATGCTTGGTCGCCAGCGTTAACAGCTTCTTCGACTTTAACTAAGATGCGGCCGCGCTTTAAGATGCTAGCAACACTCTTTGCAGGGTAAGCCGGAGCAAGTCCGTCGTTAACCGATTCAACAGCGTGAGTGTGAACAGTCACACCAAGGAATAAACCTTTGGTGGAAACTTCGCCAGTAGCGTCAGGCACAACGGCCTCGCCTTCGGTCGAACCGCGAGTAACACCAACGCCGAACGGAACGCGCGCTGGCAATTCCATGGTGATGATATCGTGGTGGCCCGAGTCAGCTAATTGGCCTTCAAGTCCTCGGCCCATGCTTAGGGAGTAAGATGTTTGCGACATAGTATTTCCTTTCCTTTATTGTTTAAGAATTATTTCGCTTCAACTTTTTTGCCGTGCAAGCGATTAAGGTAACGCTCACGTGCGCCTTCGGAGTCGTATTTCGCTTCGACTTCGTTTTCGCGTGTTGTGATTTTCTTACCTGTTTCGTTTGCAGCGGTGTCGTTCTTTACGATGCGCTCAGCGATAGCGTCGTAACGAGCTTCGATATAAGCCGAGCTCTTTCCGGTAAAATCAATGTCAGCGCTATCAGTTTTGATAACAGCCTTCATTAGCTCGACGCGGTCGACCATCTCGTCGGCTTTTTCAACACCAAGTTGGCGGGCAAGTAAAAGTGTCTTTGCGAACTCACGGCCGTTAGTGGCTTCCGAGTCAGCACGAGTTTGCGTTTTCAGCTTTTTAATTTCGGCGTCTTGCGCGTCCATTTTAGCTTGAGTTTGGTCAAGCTTATTTTGCATTTCAGCCATTTGCTCTGGCTTTGGTGCGGCATCTAAAGTCTTTTGCGCGTCAGACTTTACCATGCTCATTTCAGCTTGAATCGCTTGCGCTAACTCATCCGGAACTTCCCACTCTTTACCTGCTAGCATCATTTTCATAGTTGACTCCTTTTCGTCAGTTAAAATTGCGTCTGCACTGTCTAGTTTTAAACGAACCTGGGAGCCAGCCCGGCCCTTCGGTACAATAGCTAAATGATTGTAGCGTATGTTTCTTTGTATTAAATCATAAGGCTCCCCGTTCCATACGCCAGGCGCGTCTTCAAGTTCGCATACGTATCCGCATGAGACTTCCGACTTACCGTTATTGACGTCATCAATCGTTTCCGCATCGACGACGTTGGCCCAAACTTTTAAATATTCATTGTCAACTTTTTCGACTTGCTCGCCAGTGTACCCCACCAAAAAAGATTTGACGTTATCGGGCTTCAAAAGCCCAACGTGCGGATGTTCGTTGGTGACTGGTTTACTGGAGAGTGTTGCCATCGAGTCAGGTGCAAAGACCTCTTCGGGCAATCGTAATTCACGTATGACTTTGCCAGCGCCGTTACGATATTTCAAAACACCGACTCGGGTTGCAATAGCGGGGGCACGCAAATACCCTTCGGGGGTAAGTGCGGCCTTTTCTTTTATTTCGTATCGGTCGAATCGCTTAACGACAACGGTCATTCAGCTATAACCTCGAATGAAACAGCGGTTGTGTCTTCAGCCTTAGCGTAAAATTCATTTTCGCAGTTCGCGCCCTTGAACTCGTAAGAAGCGCCTTCAGCGATTACAACGCCGACGTCAGCTAAATTTCCTTTAGCCGAGATAGCGACCGAGCCCGTAACGCTTTCAAATGGTGTGGTGTTTGCGACAGTAGCTGAAACAGTTTCAGGTGCGACGTACGCGACGGTTTCAGTAACGGTTGTTGTCACAGGAGCCGCGGAAGCAGTAAGGGAATCGGCGACAACCAAATCATCAACATCGCTTTCGACGTTAACGAACGTAACAGTGAATCCACTTGTATAGTTTCCAGTAACTGTTGCAGCTTCTAAGCCTTCCAGTAAACGGACCGCAGCTTGTACCGCGGCAGCATTTGCACCAAACGCTAGGGCGGTTGTTATTTCCGCACCGTAAGCAATCGTCCAAGTGCCCGCATCAGGTACCGCGCTAAATTCGATAAGCTGCGCTTCAAAAACTTCGGCGATGTTAAGTGTCGATTCGACAACATCAACGCTTGCCGCGAACGCCGTACCAGGTAAAGACAATACAAATCCATCAGTATAATTCCCGGTAACGGTTGCAGTCGAAAGGCCTGTTAAAAGTCTAACAGCTGTTTGAACGCCGGCAGCATTTAAATTGTACGCCAGGTTCGCTGTAGTGAATGCGCCGATTTTAATTTTCCAACCGCCCGCGGTCGGTACGTCAGAAAATGAAATGGTGTGAACAGCGGCTTTGATAAGTGTGTTCGAGGTAACGCTCATTAGGGCGGGGTTTCCCGAAACGTGCGATACGCTCGTCATGGTCACTACAAAGCCTGCCGCTACACTGCCTGAAACCGTTACCGAGCTTAAACCCGATATAAGTCTTAAGGCTGTCTGCAGGTCCGCCGCGTTAATATTGTATGCAAGACTTCCCGACTCATTTCCACCATAAGTAACTTTCCAGGCGCCCGCTGTGGGCGTTGCGCTGAAGCTAATTGTCTGAGTCTGAGTTACCGCACCGAGGAAAGCCGAGCCAACTTTGATAGCCACATCTTTTGAAGCCGAATGGTTTTGAATGCGCACAGACTTGCGAAGTGAATCACGTTCAAGGAATTTAGTGGAAACGTTAACAACGGACGCACTGAATTGACCGACACGTGTCATTGGCAAACCCTCGCCTAGCAATTTTTTGGATAAACAACTTTATGAAATTACCTAAAAGGTAGCTTGACTTAAAAAATAATTCAACTTTTTAGGCAATGTTACTTTTTTAGACAATGCCAAAACAGGTTTTATGTTTCAGATAAAATGTCAGTTAGTACCGGTTCGGCGTAACAACGGCATTGAACTTCCTCCCCAGGGTTTCCGGTAGCGGGTGGGTTTGACCATGCAAAAACTTTACCGTCATTAGCTCGGTGGGACTCACGAACGCGACCATCGCCCGCTGTTCGCCACGTATATTTTTCGACGCCGATATCGCGTTGACGTAATTGCGTCAGCTGGCTTTGCAGCTTTCCAACTTGGTCACGTGCAATAAGATTTGCGCGTGATTGCGATACACCATAAGAGTCTCGTATCTCGTCGGCAATATTTTCCCAACGTGTTCCGTCACCAAGTGCTCTGAGCGCTTTGCCTTGAACGTCACTAAAGAAGTCGCCTTTGAGGCTCTCAATAAGAGCTACATTCTCAGCCGAAAAAGCTGTTAGACGGGAATCGAGCCAGCGTTCTTTACCAAAAACGTCAAAGCTCACGACAGACTTAAGCGAGTTAGAAACTTGACGCTCATTCCAGTAGTCAACGCTTTTACCGGTCTTGCGCGCGAGGGCTTCGATATCTTTTTTCGAATATTCTTTTTCGAATTCTAGATTCACCGATGCCATAATATTGGCGACGTCATCACTATAGGAGTCAAGTTTTACTCCACGCTCTTTAGCCACATCGCGTGCAAGCGACGCGAGCTTAGGTACTAAGAGCTTATCAACTAGGTCGATTGCCTTAGCGATAAACCCTGTTAGCTCTTTTTCGTATTCGCGCTCGAGCGCTGTCGGGTGGATAATTTTTCGAGGCCGCGGAAACCTCTTAACCTTTTTTGCTTCGAGCGCTCTTTTAAAAAGTGCGGCTTTGGTTTCATCCATTTTTATTCGGCATCCGTTTCATAAGAATATTTTCCGGAACCAAAACGAGACTTTGAAACTTGCTCCGGCGTCGTTACACCATTCTGAATATAGTTGGTGTCGATATTAGCTTGTTTTTCCCGAGCCGCGATTTCCTCTGGTAAAGGAAGCTGCCACAGTGGCGCAAATTCAAATTCATATCCGACTGGGATAACACCCTTGGTAGGGCCTTCCTTTTGCAAAAATAAAATATCGTAAAGCTTAATGAGTCGTTCGGTTAAATAGTTTTTCTGATAAGAGGCGACGGTGTCATACCATTGCGACGTTGTGGAATTCCCCGTTGCGTTCGAGCCGTCAGGGCTTTCACCTAAAATACGTGTGTGCGGCATGTTACTTGCCACCACTAACCGTCCCGATACTTTATCGACGCCTTCGTTAACGCCGCTCATCGTTCTATCTTGATAAGTGAAATCCTCTGTGTCCGAATCAACGACAATCGCTCTTGCAATTGAACGTGTGAGCGAAACAATCTGCATGCGATTAACGACTGACTCATCGTCGCCTTGGGCGATTTGTTCGTGAAGGCCTTTAATTTTAAATACGCCTACAGAAAAATCCTGTAGCGCACTAGTTAAAGAGCCCATGACACTTTCATAGTCTGCAATAGGTTGCTGACACGCGTTAAGAATTGAATCGTGCCAATAGTTATTTTGTTGGAATAGAAGACGAGGCAGCGGCGCCCCATCAAAACGGATGACGTGCGAATAGTGGATGATTTGATTATTTGCGTTAACGCCTCGTGGGCAAATGCGGTATGTAAGCGGACGACCAAAGTTTGGTGAGCGAATGTCGTTATCGATTTCAGCCTGAATAAGTTCAAAGCGCGAAACGACTAAGAAGTTTCGTACGCGGCGAATGTTGTTTGGATTAAACGGCTTTGCAAGCTCGAGCACGTTATCGGTAATTGGGATAATCGCCGAGCCACCATAGATGCGCGCCCACACAGCCGCTTCTAAAACCTTTTCATTAAATTTAAGTCTGTCGGTCTCATCAAGTAAAAGCTTTTTAACGTCATCAGTTAATGCGTCGGCTTTAACTTCATATCCTTCACGGAATGATTCCGAGGGCAAATCCTCACAAATCTTTCGCGCCACATCCGAGCCAGCGTAAAGAGCGTCGCAATCGGTTTCAACCATCGGCGCCCAATAGGCCGATGTGCCCATGCGCTTGTCTTTATTTTTTACGCCCATGTTTGTTAGGATGTTTAGCCACGCGTCAAAACGTGCAACGACCTTTTTACCAATGCTCATTGAATTTTTTCCTTAGAGTGTCGCCATCGCCTTGAGGGCGCCAGCATGTCCATTACCTAAACGATTTAAAGCTTGACTCATTGTATCCGTTCTATCGTCATGGGCGCAACCAGGGCCGAAAGATACGTACTCTTCAATGATATCGCCAATGCCAGGATAGATTGATTCCTCCGGAAGCCAAACGTTACCGGCCTCCCAGAATGGTGTCACAGCATTAACGCGAGCGGTCTTACCGCCCTGGGGTTCCACCAAAACAATTCCCGGAATTTGTTTTTTAAGTACATTCTCGATTGCGGGTCCGTTAGCTTTATTCTCAATGAGCTTAAGGCGTATCCACGGGAAGCGCGCGCAAAACTTTTTTAGCTCTTCAACCGTTTCCGTAAAACTCCAACGGCCCCTTTCCTGTGCAAGGAAATAGAAGTCTGCTTTGTGGCGGACCCACGCATCCATCACAACATAGTCACCTGAATTTTTGTCATCCTTAAAGCGCGCATCGACTGAGATGCAAGATGCGTCCCAACGATTTTGAAAAACCTCAGGTAACTTAACGTAACGCTTTGAAGTCCATTTGCGTTTGAAGAGTGAACCAGTATCAGAGGTTGGGTTTTGTTGCATAAGGCTTTCAAACATTCGCGGGTTTGTAGCCTTTTGCGTTAAGTGTTCCTTGAGTGTGTACTTATTCGGCCATAAGGGTTCACCCATTTGGCGAATATCGTAAGGAGCTTCTTTGTCTTTAATTGCAGGAAGCGAAAGGACTTCCCATTGGTCGGCAAGGTCATTTTCTTTAGCACGCTTAAGAAGTACGCCGACTAAGTCTTTTTCGTGCCAACGCGTCATCGTAACGAGGGCTTGACCTCCTTTTTCTAAACGCGTTCTTAAGTCGTTATCCCAAAACCCTAAAAGCTTACGACGAAACGATTCACTTTCGGCGGCTTCGCGCCCTTTAATCGGGTCATCAACAATAATCTTATTTGCGCCTCGACCAGTAAACGTTCCACCAACGCCCTGGCCTCTATAGTTACCGCGGTGCGCTCTGTTACGAATATCAAAGAGAGTGTGTTCCTCTTGGTTCCGAATGAGGCCTTGCTGACGCACGCCAGGCCCTAAGATACGTGAGTTAGGGAATAGGATTTTATATTCTGGTTCGTCCATTATTTTTTGAACGTCCATTGTCATGTCGCTTGCAAGCGTGTCGTTATAACTTGCGGCCATGATTTGGTCGTTAGGCATAATACCGTGGACGAATGCGGGGAGTCTTCGCGAAACAATTTCTGATTTGCCCATGCGGGGCGGAACAGTAACTATACCGAAACGAAATTCTTTACGAAGCCACCGCATAATAAAATTGGTGATGACTGGGTGATGCCAATTGACTTCATAGTCTTGTTTAGTGAAGAGCGTAAAAGCCAGAAGGTCTCGACGCGCTTTTTCAATTGCGTCGATTAGGTTTATCTCTTCTAGCTCTTGTTCAATTTCGGCTAGGCTCATTCAGCGCAACAAGCCTCAAAAGCGTAGTTCGCCGCATAAGCGACGTCGGCTTTGTGTCTAAACCCTAACACATGGACGAGCTCGTGAGTGATGTTCGACCCAGTCTTGCACGCTGTAAAGCTATCGTGAAAATTACGATTGAGGTAAATATTTGGTGAGCCGGGATTCATATAGCCGACCACGTTGTTATTTTGACGGTAAAAATAAACAGGTAAATTTTGCCGAGCGGCTTTAATAGCGTCTATCCAATAGTCACCAATCCCTTGGGCGTACATGTTATCAGCGAAACATTGTGTGCGCGTAACTTGATTAACAAGCGTTTGCGCGAGATGAATTTTCTGAGCTTCAAAACCTGTGCAAAGCATGCATGACAAAACAATCATAAGATTCTCCTTTGTGCGATTTCAAAATATTCTTTTTCTCGTTCAATCCCGATGAAACTCATGCCTAGGTTCTTAGCTGCAACGCCTGTGGAGCCGCTTCCCATGAAGGGGTCGAGCACTGTGCCATTCGGTGGCGTGATAAGCTTGATGAGGTATTCCATGAGCTTGATTGGTTTTACGGTTGGGTGTGTGTTTTGCTGAACGCTATCTTGAAATCCGCCCGTAAAGTTCTTATTACCAGTACCATTCGCACCACGCATTTGAGTTTTTTTAATTTTCTCCGGTAACCCCTCACATCCCTTGTTGCGCTCAGACTTGGATGCTTTGGCTACGTAAAAGAAGCGGGACGCGCCGCCACTACTCGCAGTAGATTTTTCAATCAGTCTTTTTCCTTTACCGGCAAGACGTCCATTAAATGAGCCACCGGGAATATTATAGCCTTTTAATTCACCGCTTTTTAAAACCCCACTCTGGTCATCCAACACCTGCGCCGCATCCTCATCGAATATCGTGTGCGAGGGCCAGCGGCCGGTGTGTTCTCTATATTCCCCAACACCTTCAGACTGACCAGTTTTCATTCGAGCGTATTTGTCACCTGACCCATGCGTACTAATAATATCTGTGCCAATCCGACACCCATCAATATTAATCGCACCCGTTCCATGCTTCACAACGTTCTTTGCTAGCGTGCTTTCGCTTAGGGGTTTCCTGCAAAGCCACCAGTCCTCGCGTGAGGGCTTCAGAGCACTGCCCCATCCTTTCCAGTCTTCTTTAAGATTGTGAGATTTTGGAAACCCGCTACCGAAGATGTGGCTAATCTGGTCTCGCACTTCAAAGCCCGCATCCTCACATGCCATACCAGTCCAATGCGACGTACGCGGTATCGACCACACGAGCGCATGTCCACCCGGTTTTAAAACGCGGTTACATTCTTTAAGGATGGAAGCAAGCCACGCAATCCACTGGTTACGTCCACCTTTGTGATGGTCCCAATCTTTGCCCATAAAGCTAATTCCAGCGGGCGGGTCTGTGACAATGGAGTCGATAGAGTTATCGTCCATAAACATGAGAGCGTCCAAACAATTGGCGTTTATTAACTCCATTAGAAGTGGGTCCTATTCTTCTAAAAAGGTATTCGGGGATTTTTAAATGTTATGAAGTTAACCTAAGGGTTTTGTCGGCGAATGTCTAGGTAGGCTCTTTTGCGCTGGCAGCGCATGCACTTAACGTTATCCCAATTGACGTCTAATTTTAACCAGAGCGTGCGCTCATCAGCGGCGTGAGTTCCACAGTAAGTATACAATTGACCGCTAATAGTTTTTCCGGGGTAATGAATTGTTCGAGTGTCTTTTCGTGGCATCGTCATCCTCTAAGTTACGAGCGTAATGAGCTAACGGCCAGAATGCCGCGCACCAAAATATAAGGCGCATATATTTATTACGCAAACTCTCGTCGTAAACTAGAACGCCGAACGCAACCCCAATGCCTATGCACGCGTAAGCTAAAAGAGCTATCCATACGTAAATCATTCGGTGGCCTCACTATCTAACCTTTTAAAGAATGCCTTAATGCGTTCGAAGGCTAATGGCTCTTTATTCCTTGCAAGTAACACACCGTTAAATAAAGCGTCGGCTCGCTCTTCAGGTGTGCCATGCCGCATTGAGTTAACTCTAAATCCGTGAGGAGCGTTGGGGTCTTTAAAATAAGCGATACAAAAGAATGCGTCGGCGTTAGCAATATTATCTAAGGTACAGGCGCGCTCGGCCGGACCGCTATAGTGACTAACGTGCTGGGTTCTCTTTTCCATTTTTAGTGGTTCCTTTTTACGACAATATAGAATGGTGTCGGTAGCTCTTCAGGTTGCATCCTAAAAAGCCCACGCTCGTATGCACGTACACGTATTTGATTCTTTTCGCGAATGACCGCAACACCAAATCGCTCGCCATGCCAAATTTGGAATTGGAGTTTTTGGGAGTCTTCGCAGTTAACCGATGCGATTAATATGTGGTCAGTAGGCCCATAGTGAAACGGCAAGACGTGTTCGCCAGGCTTCGATATCTCACCAATAAACGAAGCGTCAGCGACCCGAATCTTATCGCAGTAAAGCGCGTAAAGTTCACTTACCATTTTTACTCCTAATGCGCTTCAAAGCATATTCAGCCACATTATGGTGAGGCTCATCGTACGTGCCCCAAGTTTTTGACAGGGTTTCAAGTGCGACTGTCGCGATTTCCAAATCTTGTTCGAGATTATTATTTTTAGCCGATATCTCTTTATTGATATCCTCAACCTGCTTAAGCCGAACGTTAAGCCACATGTTTTCTTTTTCTAATGGAGTCACTTCAGGGTAGTCCCGAAATGTAGGTACATTTTGTGACTTAGTCATATCGGCCTACCCCCATAATCGAGGCGGGCCCGGACGTGGCTCATAAACTCACTAAGTTTTTTAACCTCCGGCTCTAAAAGATGAGGGTCATCGGCTAAGATTCGCTGGTCCTGGAAACACCGCATTAAGCTTTCCATTTCATAATACGTTTGTGGGCGTACAACAGCGCCTATAAACTTATTAACTCTATCCATTGGGGTTAATTCAGTTTGTAAGTTAATCATAATCGGGTCCCTCCCAAGCGTCGAAAAAAGCGTTACCGTCTTCGTATATATCGTCGATACTCTCAAGAGCTTCTATCTGTCTAGGAGTTAAAAAGCCTCTTTCGTTAAAAAAGTCTTTGCAGCTTTCAACGAACCGACAAGGGTAGTGAACGAGCGCACTTGCCAACGCCTCCGGATATTCTTTTTTACCGATAAACATTTTATCGAACTCGTCCGCTTCAGAGGTCGTATTGTTCACTGATTGCCCTTTGCCTTTCGAGCCATTCACGCCTTGCTTGGCGCTGTTCGGCTGTTAGCGTCATAGCGTACGGGATAGGCCCGCCGTCAATACCGCTATGCTCATGTACCTCTTTCACTTTACCTACTAAGCGGTCGAGTAAAAGATTCAAATCGCTAATACTTCCATTGTTTAAAATGCGCAAACAGACTTGCGCCATCATGGCTTTAAGGACTGGTGTGTCGAGGTCTTGGGCCACCAATTCTAATTGGGCCCGACTGCCTTCTAAAAGCAAACCGCCGATATCAGCGATTTGGTCCTTGGTGAGTTTACGTAAAATTCGTAGCTCTTCGTTGGTGACGTGGGTCATATTCTAATTTCCTCAATAGTTATGTGTTCTAACATACTAAAACACAAAACAAAAATAAACTGTAAATCATTAGCTTTTTTACTTTAGGTACGGCGGTATCGTCCGATAGGTAAGTATAAGCCAAAACAAGGAGGCCTTATGAAAGTTGAAACCTTAGAACACCCAACCGAAATTATCGAAGTTGATGATGCGATTCTAGCAGCTATGAAAGAGCGCCTAGCCACACCAAAGTTCGTAGGCCCTACGCCTCCCGAATCCTTAGTGGACCGCGACTAATAAAAAACCCTAGGAGGCCTTATGACTTTAGAAGAGATGGAACTTTTAGCTGAAGAGTCGATTAAGAGAATGGAGCGCGCGGCGGAATTAGGTCTTGCAACTATTGAAGGTTTGCAAACTCTTAGCCCTGAGGGTTTTCTGGAAGTGATGGCGGAAGCAAACTCATAAGGGCATTCCATAAATTCACAATTACTCTCGCATGGTCGATAGACGATTCATCTAACGGAACAAAACAGAGTTGACCTCTTTCATCTCCTATGGATATTGCTTCGAAGTCAGCAGGAAGCCCGGCGTCAATTAATTTTTGACGCTCTTTAGGGTCCGCAATGGTATATCTATTTGTCCTAACGCCTAAACTGACTTCTTTAAATTTATTCATCGTCGCTCCTATTTTATCCGTCGTATGGGTATTCACTTCCCCTCGTCCTTGTAACCCCAATTTCGGTTTGGCTCGTCAATAGGTTGTTCCTCCCACACATCTAGCTTAATAGCTCCCATGGCTTTAGTCTTTGCGCTGAATACGTCTTTAGCTTTGACGAACACAGTAATAGCTTGATGGTTGTTATCTTCAACTTCCACACCCTTAGCTAGTTTATCCTTTAATACGATTGTCACTCGATAGGTTTTCATAGTTTCCTCTCCTTTTTCTGCAGTCGCTCGATATAAGCTAATAATTTTTTCTTTGCCATGCGGTAATCAGACTCAGCGTTAATTACCCTTTGCCCAGTACCCTGGTCAGACTCCCAACCCCACGTCTGAGCGCACGAATCAAAATCCTCGACTATCTTTTCCCTTTTAGTTTTTAATCGTGAGGACATAATTTTATTCTTTTTAACGGCCACGCGTTTTCGCGCTGCAATCGCCGCCTTACTATTTTCGATTTTACCCTCTAAGCTCATAGTTTCCTCCTTTCACCACTCCTATAAGCTCGACACGAAATGAGGTCAATTGAAAACTTGCATTGTTACAATTTTTAATTTAAACGCTGAACAGCGTTTTCTAACTAGGAGGTTAACAAAGTGAGTTATAATTACCAAACTGAGAGACCAAAGCTATTTACTGAAGAGGGCCAAGTGCTCTTTTTAAAGATTAGGGACAACGTCAAATCCCTCTTGAAAGAAGCCGGAGCTTTCACAGGAATGAAAGCGTGGAAAGGATGTGCGGGTTCAACTTGGGAAATGCAAGCATGCCTCGACCGGCTGATTGAACTTGAAGAGCTTCGACGTTGTAAAGAAGACTGCTACCAACAGGATTGGGTTTACACTGGGTTCTAAGAAGTGGCTACTTTAAGACTACGCTTTTATGGGGTGTGCTATTACGAGCGCGTATTGTCCCGAGCGGGGACGCTAGAAAATAGTTATCGGAATATCTAGACGGCCAGTGAAAAGTCTGGCCCACCCCTCATCCTCTCTCTACATACACCATAGCCATTGATACAAAATCCTCGAACGGCAGTACCGCCATAGCCTCCTGCTTATCGCCCGCGGTTACCAATACAGGTATCTCACCGAGGCACCTATCAGCGATAACCTCTTCGATACAGGTAATAGGGGCATACTTCTTTAGCTTCTTACACTGAATACGAAACGGCTCGATACCGACAATGTCCGTACCAAAGCGTGCGTCCTCTTTATGATTCTCAAGGTGGCGTCGCGAGTTAGGGAATAAGTCCCTTAGCGTCTTAGCGATTTCACGCTCGAAGCTATGACCCTTGGTGCGGCTTCTTTTGCCCGGAGACTTAGGCACCCATGTGGCCTCTCTCACCAAACGGTTTAGCGCGGAAGCGAGTTGGGTCGCCTTAGACTTTGAGAGGGGTGTTGTACCTGGTATCTCGTTGCGTAGGTCGTGCCCGATGTACCAATCCCCGTGCAAGTCCTGTTTGGCTTCAAAAGGTTGGGTGGTCATCGTTCGCCTCTCGCCTTTTCGTGGGCTTCGAGCGCGTCTAATATCCGGTCTGCTATCTTGAATACGTCATGAATGGGAGCCCTTCGTGCTGCCTCGTCGTGAAGGAAAACTTTAAGGAGTTCAAACCGACGTTCGGGTCGGTCGTCCACTTCCACCATTTGAGGGCCGACCCAAGTCGAAACCGTGATAACTTTTTTCATAATGGCCCCTCGAACGATATCCCGTTCACTTCGCCTTTACTGAGTCGGCGCTCGATGTCAGGCTTGCTACGCTCGTATGCCCGGACAACCCAGTTAAGACCTTTGAGGAACTCTTGGGCATTTTTCTTAAAAGCGAATCGGCCGACCACGGCCTCCGGGGTCCGCACATCCCTCCCCACCATAGTTGGCGGGGTCTGGGCGACGACCTCATACCCCCCAAAACCTGAAAACCGAGACGCCTTCCGAACCAAAAAAACATTCATCGTCATTCCTCCTAGATTTTGTTACTCCTCCCCACCTAAAGAGGGGGGTAACATTTCAAATTTATAAGTACCTAATATCACCAAGGTTGAGGGTCAAATGTTACCCCTGTTACTTCGTTACCCCCTTTTTCCTATTGTTATACCTTTTTTATATAGCCTCTTACTTTTTCTCCCAACAGTATATTTAGGAGTAACAGAGGTAACAGGGTAACATTCCTATATGGGAGTAAGACAAGTAGTGTTACCCCTACCCTATTTCAGGGGTAACAGTGCAGTAACATTTTTAGGGTGCGGGCCGCCATACTTTTTTCACGACACCCCCCACTCGCTTAACGAGCAAGACGAACCCTAGTTTCCTTAAAAGCTCCCCAGCCTTGTTGAACGCATTACCTTCTACCCGGAATCCGGCAAGCGGCGCACAGCTCCTAAACTCCGCCTGCTCCCCAAACAGCTGACGCATGGTGAAATCATAAAAGTGAAACTTGCCCTCCGGCGGAGGCGTCTCAGTTATCGCGCTAAGGCCTCCCTGCTCTTCGATAGCTTCCGAGATGGCATCGAACATAGGGTCAAGCTCTACACGCTCTCCTTGGACGTCCCTAGCGATGCTATCGAGCTCCTCGGTGTCAAGCCAAATAGGTTCGCCCAAAGCCCAGTAGGTCATGGCCTCCGCAAAGAGTTGTTCGCGAACACGCTTAATGCCTGCCTCATCCGAGCGGTGGACCTTGCAGGGCCAGAATCGCCGATTGCCTGTCGGGTCTTTGAGGTACTTACTTGAGTTGGTCGTACCGATGAAAATGATTTGCCGAGGAAACTCCCCTAAGAATCTTTGGTAGTGAAGACGTGCGCGGTCGACGGGTCGCGAGATAAACTCTTTTTGCAGTTCAATATCTGAACGCTTAACAGCACCCATTTCACCAAGCTCGTGAAGCCATACGCCAAACTGCCCGACGATGGCGTCTTTGTCGGCCATGTTAATGGTGGCGTCCGAAAAGTAATCATCCCCGCCCGCAAGAGCTCTAAGCGTGCGAGACTTTCCAATCCCTTGTTTGCCTTCTAGCACCAACACTTGGTCGAACTTGCAACCTGGCTCCATAATCCGTTTAACCATTGCCACCAAGACCCGACGCGAAATGGTGGACAAGTATGGCTCCGGAGCTTCGCCGCCCATGTAGTCTTTGATCCAAGTATCAATTCGTGGCGTGCCATCCCAGGCTAAACTCTTTAGCCATTCACGTAATGGGTGAAAGCCGTTGTCGTGCGCGATAAGCGTAACAGCGTCTTCGATATTTTCGCGTGAAGGTTCAAACTGAAAATTCATAGCGATGTAACGCTTGACTTGCTTCATATCTAAATCTTGCAGGGCCGCGCCTTCTTTACCGTTCCAAGGCGTATCAGTTGAGTAGGTATCTTTATTTTTAAATAGGTCGCGAGTGAAAAGGTGTTTGCCGCTTTCCACATTCTCCAGAATAAGAAGCACGTTTCGTAAAGTGTTATTAGGCTTCCCCTGCTTATTGCGGTCGAGCTTATGACGCCACGAATTCATACCGATGAGCTCTTCAGCGGTGGCGGATTTTTCCTCGGGACTCGCGTCGCTTATCTCGGCTTCGGCTGCAAAATCTAATACGGCTGAATGCTCTTTAAACGCTTTGTCGACGGTGTACTTAGCGAGCCAGTCCATAGCGTATAAGCGATTATCTGTTTTGCGGTGTTCGTAACATGCATCTCCTAAGTAAGTACCGGGCTCACTTAAAAACGTAAGAACTTGGTTTCGTGAAAAACCTGCTTTCACCAATCCCTCGGCTGCAAACAGTAATGCCTCGCTACGGCTAGTAGTTCGTAAGTCGCCACTAATCCAAGCTAAGATGTGTGAGTCAATATCGGGGTAGTCTTCGAGCGCTTCGTCTACAACTTCAATAGGCCCTTGCGCGTCAAAGAATTTTTTGATAGTCGCACTCTGCAACACAGTTTTCGAGTCGTCTTTCACGGTTTTATTCCACAGGCTCGTGTCGATAATCGGAAGCTGTGTTGTGTCCCTGAGTTCACGTTTCCATTCGTATGGTTTGTTCGTATCGGGGTGGATGCTAGGAGGTACGACAATCTGTTGGCCTTCACCCATGAGCGAAATTTCCCAAGCCGGTCTTAGTCTAAAACCTGCCTTTACTTTTTCCTCACCAAGTTGTGTTAAGTCCCGTGAAGTTGGTTGACCCGCTGATGGCATAAAGACTTCGACGTCTTCGCCGCTTTGCGCAAGGCGTCTTGCCTTGGTGGGGCTTGTGGTCCTTATCCACACGTGCGCCGAGCCGTTACCACGTCCCGAGTATGTTAACGCCGCGCGCTTTAAATCGTCGGTTGCGATAAACTCTTTGACCTTATCGTGCGCTTCTTTTTTATGGCGCGGGTCGGCGCTCTTTACGTCAATATCGATTGCAG